ACCGACCATGGCAAAGAGCAAATTCTTCCGCGTCTTCGTAGAGGGCTTCACCGCCAGCGATGGCCGCAAGATCGAGGCCGCATGGATTGACGATATCGTCGCCACCTTCAACGCCGCCAACTACACGCCGCGCATCAACTGCGAGCATATCAAGGGCTTCAGTCCCGAACCGCCCTTCAACGCCTATGGCAGCGTGACGGCGGTCAAGGCGCAGACCGACGAACTGGAAATTGACGGGCAGAAGGTCCGCTGCCGCGCCCTCTACGCGCAGGTCGAGCCGAACGACCAGCTGCTGAAGATCAACAAGGCCGGCCAGAAAATCTTCACGTCGGTCGAAATCAGCCCCGATTTCGCCGGCACCGGCAAGGTCGGCCTGGTCGGCCTGGCCGTGACGGACAATCCCGCATCGCTCGGCACCGAAGCCCTGTCATTCTCGGCGCTGAAGCCGATGTTCGACGCTCGCAAGGTCCATCCCGACAATCTGTTCTCGGCTTCGATCGAGACTGAAATAACGATGGAGGCCGATGCCGGCGACGGCGCCGACATCGCCAACGCAGTGAAGGGTGGGATGCTGGCCGCCTTCGCGTCCCTGTTCAAATCGCAGGAAACGCCGAAGGAAGAGTCCAAGCCCAAGCCCGCCAACGACAACGGCTTCGACGTCGCCGCCTTCAGCGCCGCCCTGGGCGAGCAGGTGGCCGCCGCCGTCAAGCCGGCGCTGGACGCCGCGAACGCCGCCAACACCGCCGTCGCGGAACTGACCGCCAAGCTGGAAAGCACGCAGCAGCAGGGCTTTTCGCGCCAGCCCGCTTCGGGCGGTGGCGGCAACAGCGCCTATCTGACCGACTGCTGATCCTCCCTCCCGCGCCCTCCCTCTTGTCGGAGTTCCCGATATGCTGACCTCTACCCGTCTGCTCCTTCATGCCTTCGTCGCCCAGGTGGCGAAGCTGAACGGGCTTCCCGCCGGCCTCACCGCGACCCCCGGCCAGCTGGCCGAATTCAACGTCTCGCCGGCCATCGAACAGAAGCTCCAGGCCAAGCTGCGCGAGGTCAGCGACTTCATGTCGCGCGTCAACGTCGTGCCTGTCGTCAACCAGCAGGGCAGCCGCGTAGGCGTCGGCGTCAACCGCTCTCTGGCGAGCCGCACCAATCGCGCCGCTGGCAACAAGCGCAGCCCGCAGGACGTCACCGGTTCCGACCAGATCGACCAGTATCTCTGCAAGAAGACTGACTATGATTATGCCTGGTCGTATGAATTGCTCGATGCCTGGTCGCATCAGCCGGAATTCCAGCAGCTGATGCGCGACGCCGTGCTGGCGCAGAAGGCCGAAGACGTGATGTGCATCGGCTTCAACGGCGTGGACGCGGCGGTGGAAACCGACCGCGAGGAATTCCCGCTGTTGCAGGACGTCAACTATGGCTGGCTGCACAAAATCCGCACCAATGCGCCGGCGCGCGTCATGGCGCACGGCACCAAGGATGCCCTGAAAATCTACGTCTCCGAAACCGGCACAGCGGATTATGTCAATCTCGACGCCCTGGTCTTCGACGCGATCCAGAACCTGATCCACGAACGCTATCGCACCGCGACCGACCTGGTCGTCATGGTCGGTAGCGACCTGGTCCATGAGAAATATTTCAAGATCGTCTCGGAGGCCGGCGACAAGGCAACCGAACAGGTCGCGCGCGACGTCCTCCTGTCGAGCCGCCAGCTGGGCGGCAAGCCGACCGTCCAGGTGCCCTTCTTCCCGGCGGGCAGCATCCTCATCACCAGCTTCAAGAACCTGTCCTATTATTGGCAGATCGGCACCGCCCGTCGCGCCATCCAGGACAATCCGTCGCTGGATCAGATCGATAATTTCGAAAGCATCAACGACGCTTTCATGGTCGAAGAGTATGGCAAGGCCGCCCTGCTCGAAAACATCCAGCTTGGGCCGAAGGTTTAATCCTTCGGCTCTCGCCCGCCACCATCGAGCAGGAACGACATCATGACACCAGCACGTGCCCATCGGGAACGCATGGCCGCCCTCGCCGCCCAAAGCGTTGACCCGAAACCGGTTGTCTCCTCCGATGGGGGCGGGCAACCCGCTCCCTCAATCATTGATCGCACCCCGGCGATGATCCACCGCGAGCAGCTCGCTGCGACGGCGATCGTCACCGCGCCCGAAACAGCGACGTCGGCCGAAGACCGCATCACCGCCCAGATCGTGCTGCGCCTGACCCATGACCTGCGCGACCTGAAGGAAATCAAGGGCGTCGACGCCAAGGTGGCGGCCAAGCGCCGGATGCTGCCCGAATATCAGGCGTGGATCGACGCCATCGTGGCGGCTGACGCCGGCGCGGGCGACGGCCTGATTGGCGAAGTCGTGCCGACCTGCATGGTCTGGCTGATCGACACCGGCGATTTCACCGCCGCACTCGACCTGGTGCCCTTCCTGCTCAAGCATAAGGTCGCCATGCCCGCCCGCTACAAGCGCGACGTGGCGACCGTGGTGGTCGATGAAATCACCGCCGCCGCCCAGAGCGTCCAGGCGCTGGGCGATGCCTTCCCGGCGGACATCCTCGCCCGCGTCGCGGACCTGGTCGATGGCGTCGATATGCACAATGAGGTCCGCGCCAAGCTGCTGAAGGCGATCGGCGTCGAGCAGCTGCGCGCTGCGGAGGACATGGACGCCAAGGAAAGCCGCATGCCGCTCGAAACGGCGCTGACGACCCTGAAGGAAGCCCATCGCCTGTGGAACCGGGTCGGCGTTCTCGACCGCGTCAAGCGGGCGGAGAAGCTGCTGAAGGCGCTCCCGCCCATCCCCGACCAGAACAACGAACAGGGCGGCCAGCAGGCCGCCTGACAGGCTCGCCCCCGGCGCTCGGGGGCGGATCGCGCGAGGCGGGAGGTTTTCGAACCATAGGGCCGCCCTCTGCCCCGATCCCCACCCCCGTATGCCGGCGGGCCGGAAATCGGACTTAGACGCATGAGTTTTATCTCCCGCCCACCCGCATCGGAAATCGAGCAGCCGCCGGCACCGGAAACGGTCGTCGTGAATGACGGCTTCTTTCCCGACGTCGATCCGGCGTCGGTGCGGGATGTCGCGCGCATCCCGACCAGCATCACGCCCGCCCGCCTGCGCGCCGCGATCCTGGGCGGCATCATGTCGGCCGAAATCGACCTGCGCCAATTCGCCGCGGATTGTCGCGCCGGCGGCTATGCCAAGCTGGCGGACGTCCCAGCGGACCAGTTGGACGGCCAGAGCATGCAACTGATCCGCTACCAGCGCGCCGTCGCCCTGTTCGCCAAGGCCGAACTGATCGAGCGCCACCGCGATTTCGATACGACCACCGCCGGCGGCAACCAGGCCGACGAACTTACCCCCTCGATTGATGAACTGCGCCGCGATGCGATCCACGCGATCCGCGACATGCTGGGCAAGTCGCGAACCGGCGTCTGGCTGATCTGATGGCTGCTACGCTGCGCCCAGCTTCCCGAAAACTCGTTGCCCGCCAGGGCGACAAGCTGGACCAGCTGCTGTTCCGCGACGCGGGCCTTGGCCCGAACGAACTGACCCGCGTGCTGGATGCCAATCCGGGCCTGGCCGACCTCGGCTCCATCCTCCCGCTCGGCACGGTCGTCATCGTGCCCGCGACCGCCGCCACCGAAGCCAGCGCGACCCGCGTGCGGCCCCTCATTCAACTCTGGGACTGATCCATGGACCTGCGCACCCTTCTTCAATCGGCCCCCGATTTCATCGGCTCGCTGGCGCCCTCGCTGATCGGATCGGGCGTTGCCCAGGTCTGGAAACCAGGCCTGTCCTGGCGCCAGCGCTTCGTCCAGTGGATCGTCGGTTCCACGGTCAGCTTCTACGCGACCCAGGCCATCATCGAATTCACCGGCTGGAATGAATTCATCGCGCAGTCGATCGGCTTCGGCATCGCCCTGATCGCCTTCGACGCCACCCCCCGCCTGATCGGCGCGACGTCCGACGCGCTCGCCCGCATCCCCGCCGATCTGGCTGACCGCTTCACCAAAAAGAGGCCCTAAGACCCATGCGCATCATCAACCGCATCAACATCCATTGCACCGCGTCCCGCGTCGGCCGCGCCTATACGGTCGAGGATATCGACCGCGACCATAAGGCGCGGGGCTTCGGCAGCGGGGCGTCGCGACCCTGCGGCTACCACTATGTCATCTATGCCGATGGCACCGTGCATAAGGGGCGCCGCGAAGACGAGGTCGGCGCCAATGCCGCCGGCTATAACAGCAATTCGATCGGCATCGTCTATGTCGGCGGCCTCGACGCCGCCGGCAAGCCGCAGGACACCCGCACCCCAGCGCAGAAAGCCGCCTTGGCCGTGCTGGTCCGCGATGTCGCTGGCCGGCATAAGGTGCCGCCCTCGCGCATCCTCGGACATCGCGACCTGTCGCCCGACACGAACGGCAATGGCAGGGTCGATCCGTTCGAATGGACCAAGCAATGCCCCTGTTTCGACGTCCAGCCCGAAGTCGCGGGCTGGCTTGCTGGAGGCTGATCCATGACGAAGCTGATCGCGATCCTGAAATCTGCGTGGGGGCTACTGACCGGCTCCCGCGAAACCGTCCTGCTGATCGCCATCGCGGGCGCGGCGGCGGCGCTCTATGCCTGGGGCGCCACCGCGCGCAAGGATCGCGATCAGCTTCAGGCCTGGGCGGAAAAGGCATGCCTCTCCGCCGGCACCCAATTTCCGGGCGCCGGGAAAAAGGTCGATGCCTGCGCCCAACGAATTGTCGACCTGGCCGTCTATGAGCGGCAATCGCAGGCCGCGACCAACACCATCCTTGCCGGGGCAGTCGAGCGCCAGGCCACAAAATCGGCCGCCGATGCCACCCTTGCCAAAACCCAAGCCGCGCGCCGCACCGATGCCGCCGCGCAGATGGAGACAGCCGATGCCCAGATTGCCCCGGATAATCGCGTTGGGCCTGATTGGTTCGATAGCGTCAATCGCGTTGCAGGGCTGCGCGCATCAGGCGGTTGACCGGACCGCGCCGCCCGTCGTCGCGATCGAGGTCAAGGATACGCCGCCGGCGGACCTGCTGACCTGCCCCGCCGCGCCCGCTGGCTTCCCCGCCGACGCGCAGGCGGAAATCCCGCCCGCTGTCCGCTCCGCCATCGTCCGCATCGCCACGGCGCTTGCCGCCACGCGCGACCAGCTGGTGCGCCTGGTGCGCTGGCATAGCCCCGGCGCCTGCGAGGACGCCAGCTGATGCGCAAGGCCGACAGCCTGCGACGCTGGCTGACCGCGTTCCTGCCCGAACTGGCGACCCATGCCGACCGCCTCCAGATCTATGTCGAGGGCGGCAACATCATGACGCGCAAGTCCGCGACGCTGTCCTTCGTCTATGCCTATACGCTGAAGGCCCTCTTCACCGATTTCGCCGGCAACAGCGACCGGCTGATGGTGCCGGTGCTGGCATGGATCGAGAAGGAACAGCCCCAGCTTCTCGCCCGCACCGATAGCCAGCCCTTTTCCTTCGAAGCCGAACTGCTCGATGGCGATTTGTCCGACGTCGAACTGTCGATCGACTTGACCGAAACCGTCCTGGTCATCCCGCGCGCCGATGGCAGCGGCTATGACGTCTCGCACCCCGAAGAACCGATTTACGACCAGTTCGCCGGCGTGACGGCTTCCTTCCTCCAGGGCTTCGGCAACACCGAACTGATGGTGGAAACCGCCAATCCCGACGCCGTGCTAACCCCTGCGGTGCCGCCGACGGCATGAGCGACGACCTTGCCGAAATCGAGCGGATCGCGGGAAGCCTGCTGCGCGGCCTGTCGTCGGGCCAGCGCCGCGCCCTGATGCGCCGCATGGCCCGCGAACTGGCAATCAGTCAGCGCGAGCGCATTACCGCCCAGCGACAGCCTGACGGATCGGCCTTCGAAGCGCGCAAGAAGAAGGAACCGCCAGTGTCGGGCCGTGGCGCAGCCTGTTTCCTCTATCCCGCCGGCGGGGGCGGGCCGCCGCGCCGCGTCATCATGAAGAGCTTCACCTGGGGCGGGTCATTTGGGGGTGGGGGCCAGATGATGACCGGCTTCGATATCGAAGCCGGCGCGATCCGCTCATTCGAATTCGGCAAGGTCGTTCAATGGCTCCCGGTGCCCGAAGAGTATCGCAACGCCGGCGGCGGCAAGCTGCGCCGGCGCGGCGGCCTGCGGCGAAAGGCCATGTTCCGCCGCCTCGCCAGTTCGCGGTTCATGAAGACGGGCACGGATGCCCAAGGCTTATGGGTCGGCTTTTCCGGCAAGGTGTCGCAGATCGCGGGCGTCCACCAATACGGCCTGCGCGACAAGCCATCGCTGCGCGCGAAAGCCGTTCCATATCCCCAGCGCGAATTGCTCGGCGCCACGCCGGCGGATCGGGAACGGCTGCTGGATTTGCTATACACACATATCAGCAGCGACTAAATGGCGGCACCAAATGGGGGTGTCGATGAAATCTGAAGTATTGGCCCAATGGGTTAGCGCTGGTGCAACAATATTCGCTGCGATTGCCGCGCTCGTAATCCCATTCATTATGCAGTGGCTTGAGCGCCAAAGAGCAGACGCGGAAGAACATACCGCCGTCAAGGAAGTCTGCGTAACGATAAGTCAGATCGTCCGCATGTATAAGGAACTACGCGACGCTTGCGCACCCGGAACTCCAATGCATAGTTTCTCGCGCTATTCACAGATATCGGTCGAAAGCGTCGCTGCTGGCGACGCGCTAAGGCGAATGCTATCGCAACCAGGCTGGACCGATGGGCTGCACATCGCAGGCTCAGCAGCAATCGTGTTGGCTGACGGGGTAGGAAAAGCTGGTGCCAATGCCGGAAAACAGCAGCTGGACTCAGCGATGGACATTTTGAATGCGCTTCATCACGTCGCGCAGCTGGCAAATTCTCGCTGCGAGCGGGTCCGAACCTATTTCAAGATCGAGCGGAGCCAAACCGATCCGGTTATAGTCGTCTGATCCGGTGGCGTAGGAAATGCGCTTCCTCCGCCGTTTTCCGGGCTGGACCGGGATCATCTTCGGCGTCGTGCTGTTTGCGGCGCTTGCGAAGCTGACGGGATGGTTGCTTGGGCCCGTGACGTGCCGCGATGGGTGGCAATCCGCGAGCATTGGCCATCGAGGCGCCTGTTCATGGCACGGTGGCGTGGATCGCAGTCGCGATATCCTGTTCTTCATCTACATGGGGATTTCCGGCTTTGCAGGCTGGCGGGTGTTCGATCGCTTGGAAAGCCGTCCTGCGCCACCGGCGAGCGCCCCGATTGTCTATCAGCGGTGCCCGAAATGTCGTGGCAGCATGCACTATGATCGCGAAAACCTCGGCGTCATTCGTTGCGACCGCTATCCCGTCTGCGGGGGCGAGCATTTAGCGATTGAGCATCAGCGACCGTCGGTCAGCTTCTCGGAGGATCAATGTCCGAACTGCGGCAGTTCTATGCGCCTGCGGAGGGCGGGACGGGGAAGGCATGCCGGGCGTCAGTTCTGGGGCTGCGCCCAGTTCCCTCGATGTCGCGGCACCCGCGCCTATAAGCCCAAGGAGCAGGAACAGGACAACGACACCTCGCATTTGTAGAGGCCGCCTCTACAAATGCAGGCGGTAGCGCGGCCCATGACCCCCGCCCGACATGGGCGCCATGGCCGATGCAACCTATACCGCCGTTGATCTGTCGCGCCTTCCCGCGCCGGACATTATCGAGGCTTTGGATTTCGAAACGATCCAGGCCGA